TTTCTTATCTTTCTTAGATGATTTATCTTTCTTAGATGATTTCTTATCTTTCTTAGATGATTTATCTTTCTTTGATCCTTTCTTTGATCCCTTCTTTGATCCTTTCTTTGATCCCTTCTTTGATCCTTTCTTTGATCCCTTCTTTGATCCTTTCTTTGATCCCTTCTTTGATCCTTTCTTTGATCCCTTCTTTGATCCTTTTGACTTCTTCTTAGATGACTTCTTTTTTGATTTAACCTTTCCTTTACCACCAATATATTCAAGTGTATTTCTTAATTTAATTGGATCAGTTTCTGAAGCTGGGTGTAATAATTCACCACCAACTTTTCTTCTACTTAAATTTAAAGATTTACATAATTTTGAGAAATCGTTAAATATTCCTTCTAAAGTTTTTTTTTCTCCTCCACTCAAATTTGTAAATTGATTTATATTATCAATATCTTGAAATAATGAATGAATTGTAGATTCACTCATTGATTTAGATACTTTTTTTAATCTATGTAATATTGTTTCTCCGTTCGTCATTATATTATTACTTTATATATAATTATTATATAAAAAGAAATGAATATAAATGTTTATGGAACCATCAAATGTGAAAACATCTGAAGTAAAGATACCAAAAAAACGTGGTAGAAAACCTACAGGTAAGATTTTTCAGCTTGAGAAAGGTACTGTCAAAAATGTTGAAACTGATAATGAATGTATTATTGCGTTTTTACCTTTAAACATGCTTGATACAAAAGATATTGATGAAAAATCAGATTTTATTAAGAAAACTGTAAAATCAAATATATCGAATGTATCTATTTTAAATGATTTAAAGACAATTATATCTCATACATCTGAATGTTCTACAGATCTAGGAACAGAAAAACAACAATTAAAAACACGAACCGATGATGATAATGTTATGAAATTAAAAAATAAAATAAATGAATTAGAGAAATTATTATATGATAATATTAAATTTGATAGATTAAATGAGATTTGTATTGATATGACAAAAGGTAATTTAGAAGATATTCATTGTTGGTGGTGTTGTCATGATTTTGATAATCAACCAATCGGAATTCCCGATAATTATCGTGATGAAATATTTCAAACATATGGATATTTTTGTTCATTTAATTGTGCAAAATCATATAATTTAGACTATATTGATAATAAGACAGAAGAAAAGAATTGTTTATTGATGATGTTAAAGAAAAAATTAATACATGAGGATTCATTTATTAAGCCTGCAAATCCAAGACAATCATTAAAAATATTTGGTGGACATCAAACAATAACTGAATTTAGAAAAGATTTTCGAATGATTGATAAAACAACATTGTTAATTTTTCCTCCAGTAAAACCACTTAAATTATATGTTGAAGAAGAATATAAACATAAGATTGTTAGATTTCAGAATGATTATAAAGTCAAGAGACAAAAGCCGTTAGTTAGAACAGCAAATAATTTGTCAAATATGATGAAAACTAAGTAATTTATAAATAAATTAATAGAATTTCATGTTTGCGCAACAGAATACACAGTTAGTCGGCGGTGATGTTCCCCAGACAACTGGAAACTCACAGATGCGACAGGTTGTGAATGCTACTTCTTCTACTTGCATTTGGATAGAAATTTGTGAAGTATCCATTTCAATTGGCATTTCAATTGGCATTTCAGAAACAATTCCTGAAACTATAGTATGCATTTCATTTAACTGTTTTATCCGTTCACGAATTTTCTCAGTCAATTTGTCCTCCTCCTGTTTGCGTTTTTCGCGTGCCTGTTGAACGGCGCGAAATTGTTCTTGCATTTGGCGATTTGTATACTCTCGCGGAGCTGACTTAGGGGGCTTGTACTTAGTTGCCATTTTAGCAGTATTAACTTAATATCATATAATGTTATATGATATTAAATTTCAATTTTTTTTATTTCATTTATGAAATAAAAAAAATTAGTGTGAGCTAAAGCGAGAGTTCAATTTTTTTATTGATTTCATTTATTGTTTTTTCAATTAGGTAAATAATCCGTACACACTCCAATACCAGGGATTCTTTCAAAATCATTCCCACTAACAACTTTGATACATCCAGTTGTTTTGATATCTATTCCAATATTAGTCCAAATTAATCCTCTAGAAGTTAAAGCAAATATGTCCTTATCATGACTAAAATAGTGAAATTGTTCAGATTGTTTATGATCACGTAAATATAAATATGCTTCTAAATTTTTACAATGAATCCATACATTATCATTTAATAATATATCATCAATTATTTTATATGTTGGCGCATCATGTCCTAAATATAATTCATTGTTAATTTTCCATAAATCAATCTCAACGTCCCATCCTTCTTTTAGTCTTTCTAAAAGAACCTTTGGATCATTTTCTGTTTCTGGTGATAATCCGTTGTTATTACCACGATGTAAAATCCATGGTGCAGGTGTAGCATCCCATGATTCAACAATTTTTAATGTTTCTTCTTTCATATTCCATGTTGAAAATCCAGAATACCATTTTGTTGGTTGTAATATTCCCATATATGTGTTTTTAAATAAATTTAATATACTACATACTTGTTTATAATCTTCTTCACTAATTGGATGTGTCCATCTAAGAAGAGTCATATGATGAATATCTTGTGTATGTGGTTCAATACATTGTGCTGCTTTACGAATATCATTTTTTACACTGTTATAATTTGTTGGAGGATATCCACATAATGCTATACCATTTTTAACAGGAGCAACTCCTTTAATGTTTAAATAATATGGTGGTAATTTTTTAAAACTATTTCTTGCTGTTTCTGTCCATAAATGAATATTACTTATGAGAGAATTCGGATCAACAACATTAAATTTTATAAATTGAAAAAATGTATTGTGAAGAACAGCATTTCCATTTTCATTGCTATCATACCACAAAAATTTATCTTTCCATGGCTCCAACGCTTTCTTTAATTCATCAAGTTTTTCATTTAAATGAAATGATCCTTTACACCACATAGCTGCACATTGAGATCTATCTTCTTTAACATTACTTTGATACTCTGGTAATCTAGACCCCCATTTACACCATAAACTTTTATATTTATCTATAAGACTATTATTTTTAAAATTATCAAGGAAATACATATAATCTGTTGGAACACCAATACCCCAAAATTTATTACAATTTATTATTCTAAATTTCTTATTGTGACGAATTGCATAATTATAAACTGGACACACATAAAACTCATTATTTATTCTATCATTATATAAGATCATTTCTTCAGCATACTTAACATAATCAGAACCTCTTTTCCAAGCATATAATCCAGTTGTCGCATTAGGACCAATGTATTTTTTTTCTGCTACACTTTCAATTAAACCATCCTTTCCAAGAGCAGCATATGACCATTTTAGATCATCTGGACATGGATGATAGAATGTTGAAATTCCACCGTCATATTCAGGATGGAAAGATGCTGAATAAAATTCGTCTGAGTCCCATTCAAGATATTGATCACTATTTCCAATCATTAATGGAACATCATCATTGATAATATTTTTTAATGTTAATACAGTACATGCTGCACCTTCTGTTAATGTGGGAACATAATGGACATATAAATTTGGTTTTGTTTTAAAGAATGATAATTGTTCTTTTCTTACAATTAAATGTACTTCAGTATTTGCTCTTAGTTGGGGATTCTTAGGCATTAAATTTTCAACAACTTCTTCCCACATTTGATTACCATTTAACATTGGTAAGAAAGGTTTTTGTATGATGTACCCATCTTTTTGAAACCTTGATCCTAATCCTGCCATTGGAACAACAATTCTTAATTTTGGTGCTGTAGGACGTCTATTATTTTTAGTACATTGTTGTAGAAAAGTACCAGTTAAATCTAAACTATCTACTACTTTAATAACATTTGCACCTGAACCATTCGCTGCTGCTAATCCCGGAACACTATCTTCAAAAATCATTACATTTACTGGATTAACATTTAATTTTTTCATTAATTGTATATATCCATTTGGTGATGGTTTAGAATCTGATACATCTTCATTACTCCATGCGACAGTTATTAAATCTTTTATTTGTAATTTTTCTAAAACAATATCTAATGTTGCACGAATTGAATTAGTTAAGACAGCAATTGTAAAATAATTGTTTTTTGCCCATAAAAGAGCATTTCTTATTCTATCTGATACTTTTATTTTTTCTAATTCATTAACAGTCATTAATTGTTTTAAATTAAAGATTTCATTTTCATTAATAGTTTTTTCAGGATACATTTCTTTTAATTTTTTAAGTTTTGATCTGGTACTTAATGCTTCTAAATGAGTTTCGTGAAATTCAGCAGTTATTTCTAAATCTGATAATTGATTAAATGATTTTATAAAAATATCTCTATGTAAATTACATAAATCAATGAGTACACCATCTAAATCAAATATTAATGTTGTTATATTCGACATAATTATAAGAATTATAATTATATAGTATTTTTAACAAATTAAATAATAATCTTTTTTACTTTTGTTAAATAATGATATGCTTGTAAATAACAATCACATAAATCATCTTTTTTCTTGTGTGTTGCTAAATATGTTTTGTATTTTTCATCAATCAATGAAATACACTTTTTAACCGCAAAATCTTTTCCTTGTTTATATGTCATTTTGACAACTGCTTTTTTCTCCCCCTCTTTCTTCTCCTCTTTTTTCTCTTCTTTCTTTTCCTCAACAACACCCTTCTCTTTTTCCATCTCTTTAACTGCTTCTAATTTTAATTTTTGACTTGGTGCAATTAAATGAATGTCATCCAAGTTAAAATTTTTCTTATCAAATACTCCTCTTACTAAATAATACGCAAATAATGTATCAGCAATTGCTTTCATCTTTGGATTTTTAAATGAAGGCTGATTTTCAATTAAAACTGTATCAACATCTAATAATTCAGGCATCTTATCCATTGCCATAACAAGATTGTACTTGAATTGAGCAGTACTAATTTTATCACATGATACATTTGTTTCTTTTATTTTATAATTTTTTGTTTCAAATGATTTACGATGGACATTACAATAAAAATCTGATCCAATCTTACATTTAGCATTCTTCGTACAATTTGAACATTTCGCTGTTTTATCGACTTTTTCCACCAACGGTTCCTTCAATTGATCTACTTTATTTTTATGTTCTTTGCATAATTTATATTTATAAAATAACATATCAGCATTTTTATCACAAAAAGAACATTTATTATCAACATTTAATAAATCAATTATATCCCATTGGATAATTTTCATTGTCTCATCACAAATCAAGTAAGCAAGATTTTTTATTCCCACATCAAAGGAAATTATTTTCATATATCTTATATTATAATATATTTTTATATCATAGATGTTTCCTGCAAACTGGAATGTATTTGTCTTCACCTCCAATTAAAACTTGATCATTATTTTCTATTGTTCGCTTACTAAAGATTCCTGCTGTTCCATTCTTACAAACAAAACAATATGCTTTTAACAATTCAATGTCATCACATAATGGTAACAATTTATGAATATCACCAAAGTTTTTTTGATTACAATCTCCATTTAATCCAACTACAAAAATTGTTTTACCATCATCTAATGCATTGATGATAAACTCATAGAGATCTACAAAAAATTGAGCCTCTTCTATAATGATGACTTGAGAATGTATGTAAACTGCTTTTTGGATACTATCGTCAAATATGCTCATCAATTTATCCATTTTAAAACATGGTTCGGAATCTTTATTGTGGGAAATAATTACGTCATCATCTGAGTATCTTATATCGGCGGAATGCTTGATTGGCATTGTATGATAGTCTATAATTTTGTATTTTCTAATAAGTTCTAACAGTTGGGTAGATTTTCCTGAAAACATTGGTCCTAAAATTAGTTTTAGATAGCCCATAATATAAATATATTATGATTATTCTTTTAAACTTTGGAATTCAATTTTTAATATTCCAAGGAGAATATTAAAAATTGGTGTGAGACTTTCAATTATCAATTGAATGGCGTCTACGTCTAGTTCTCGCGATTATATTTTCTTCAAATCTTTCAATTTCATTATTACCTGGATGATAGGCATCATCTAATATTGGTTTTAAACAGCATTCTACAATTAAAAATACTGTGCCGGATATACCTATTATTAGTCCGAATGATGTAATCATTTCATAGAACATTATATCTTATACTATAAATATAAAATAAATATATTTTCAATTTTTTATAAAATAAAAGATTTTATTTTATAAATACTATTTCTCTTAGGCGTAGAGGCCATTGCCTCCAGAGCTTTGGTGAAACATCCCGGCACGCAGGCGCAGCACGAGGTGCAGAGTGCTGTCCTTTTGGATGTTGTAGTCCGAAAGAGTGCGTCCGTCCTCGAGCTGCCTGCCCGCGAAGATGAGGCGCTGCTGATCCGGGAGATAGCTCCTCTCTCTGCAGATCTGCATCTTGAGGCTCTCGATGGTGTCCGACTTCTTCACGTTCATCTTGAGTGGGTCGCGTCCGGCAATCACGATGTTGATCTCGATGTCTGGCTCGACTGGCTCGGTGATGATCTTGTCCGACAATGTGATCGTGACGGTCGTCTTGCCGCCCGGGCTCGTGATGACGGAGATTGTGGTCATCTTGGCAGATGTCGGTTTTACTATCTTTTTGAAATGTATATATTAAATTATTTTCAATTTTTTTAGATTCATTTATGAATATCAAAAAATTGGTGTGAACAAAGTGAGAGAACAATTTTTTTAGATTCATTTATAAATTAATAATAATCTTATCTTTAATACCAGCATTTTTTTTACGTAATTCAACTCCTTCTCTAAATTTATCATAGTTACAAACGAGTTCTTTTAATATTACTATGACAGTTGAATATGATCCACCTGAATGTCCAGCATCTTTTGCCATATGTTTAAAAATACTTTTTGAAATTGGGCTAGTTACTTCATCACCATTTTTTCTTAAATCATCAAATAGTAGATCTTTCGCAATAAATTCGAGTGCTTCATCTCCATGTTCATTAACTCCATCAATTGCATGTTGAACACATTCATACATATCTGGATAAAAAAAACAACATGATGAATTCTTTAGAAACGATATATCGGGATTAAACGGCATTTTATAATCTTATTGAATATAAAATAAGTCTATTTTTTATTCAATTTTTTATTCTACAAGATCAAATATAATCTCTTCGAAATCAATAGGTTCATTTTCTTCTACAGAAATTATATCACGTGCCCATGAACCAATTAATGGACTATCTGAGTGATAATCTCCACCACCACGACCATTTCCTTCAGCAGTTAAAATAGGTAAGGGATGAAGTCTATAACCATCTTTTTCAGGTACTTTTGATTTATTTACAAATTGTTTCTTAGTATGATTGACAATAAATTTATAATTATTTGTTTCTTTTACTTTAGGATGAATACAATTATATTCGTTACATAAATGATGTAAATTTTCATCTTGATTTAATTCCTTATCTGCATAATCTCCTGCCCAAACTACACGACACTTATGATATATTCCTTCAGGACTCAATCCAAATTCAAATGTAGATACAAAATTATTTTCAATAAATGAATGTTCAGTTAATTTTAGACCATTACCATATTCATGTGAATACATCCATACAATGATCTTTCCATTTTCATCTAGAATGATTGGATAATAATATTGACCCATTAATATATTATATTTTAAATTTATTTTATTCAATTTTTTTACTAGTTAACTAATCTACTAGAATCATATTTTAAAATATCTTTAAATGTAAATTCATAATCATTTAAAATATCCTTTGGTTTTTCTATATCATAAAGAATACCTAAATATGAGTCTTTCTTTTCATGATTTCTTAAATAAAATCCAAATACATGATATAATGTTCCCATATTAGATATATATTTATTTACTAAATTTAAATCTAAATTATATTCGAGAACCATATTAATTGCTTTTTTAAAATTACCTTTTTTAATTTCATTCGTACAAAGAAAATATAAATCTTTTTGTTGTTTTTTAATATATTTATTATTTCTTTCATTCATAACTATTTCTATTTCTTTTTTATACAAATAAATGGGAACTAATATATACGAATTCTTATTTTTTATTAAAATATATTTTAAATAATTTTTATTAATAAAGTCATTTACTGCTAATTGAACACCTTGGGAAACATAATCATCTCCAATAATAATAGTATTTGGATAGTCTGTACTAATTTTAAATAAAAAATTAAATAATATATTTCTGCTTTTTATAAAATCTATAAATATC